TCATCGGTGTCTTGGGGATCGTCCTGGCGGAAGTCCACAAACATCACCGGCAGCACTACCGGTGGGTACCAGGCACGGCTTGGCCCCTCGTCGTAGACCCCATGCTTGGATGAACTCATGGCGTCGTACTCAGCCCACAGCACGCTCTCGCCCCAGTAGCGCTGGTAGTTCTTCATGACCTCGTTGAGGCGGATCACGGAGTCCTTCTGGTACCAGGCCGGCGTGTAGAGGGGCATCAGCGCTTCTTCCTGGTCTTGATCTTGTTGGTGTCGAACAGCCGCTGTTGGCCTGATCGATGCACCGCCGCTGCCTCGTCGGCCTTGGTGGCAGCCGCCTGGCGGGTGGCGGTGCGCTGCTGCTCATAGGGATGGAAGTCCTCAGGTACACCAGGCCACTCAGGGGGTGCCCAGTCTGGTTTGCCTGGTGCCCTCACCTCCTTGTCGTGGCTCTCCCCGCTGAGGTTCCACACGTCAGGCTTGAGATCAGGTCGTACCTTGCTGGCGAAATGCTCGCCGGCCAGGGTGCGCTCGGGGGAGTGGATAGGCACGGTGCTTTGGCCGAAGTTCCAGTAGTGAGCCGAGTGGAATAGCGCCCCGGCTAGGCCCTTAGCTGCTGCGACTCTGTGTTGTCCATAGCCCGTCGAGGCCATGTTCTCCACCATGGTCACTTCACCTGGCTCGTACCCCTTCTTGTTCTCCTTGGCCCACGACAACTCGGCGTGAACGGTGGGATATTTGGGGTGGCTCACGTCCACCGCCGCCAGGTGATGCTCCTCTGGGGACCGCTCCAGGTCAAGCTGGTAGCCACGGGCCAGGTGGGTGGCGAAGGGGTGGGCATGCTCTTCCATGCTGGGGATGGCTAGCTGGTTAGGACTGATGCCATGAGTGGTCCCGGAGAACTGGGCGTGGTTTAGTTCCGGCACCTCACCACCACCCCACCCACCCCGTGTTGATGGTGGTGTAGGCCCAGTAGTACCCCTGGCCGGTCTTGGGATCGACATCCCTGGTGGGGTCGATGTTGGTGTTGGCCTGGTTGCAGACGTAGCGGTGGTTCTGGTAGTCGATGAGATCCTGGGGGTTGTAGGGCCGCTCTGGATCCCAGGTGCCCTGGTACGTGTACATCTTCTGGGTTACGTCGATCTCGGGCATCTCTCTCTGGGGCCAGGTGACGTCGTCGTACTCCTTCGACCGGTAGATCGGCACGAGCCGCTTGGTGGTGCGCGACACCCGACGCAACCGGCTCTGGGTGATGCGATAGAGGCCCACGCCCAGGGCTGCCGACAACGCCTTGTACTGCGCGTCGAGACCCTCGATCATCTTCATGATCTGGTTCCAGGTCTGCCCAATGGGGATGGTGACCCCGTCCGGGGTGTGGACGTCGTGCTGCTGGGCGATGCCCACGGCCATGTCCCAGAGCGCCATGACCGTGACCAGGATGGAGATGGGATACTCCTCCACCTCACTGATCATCATGGGGGCCGGGGTACCGTAGCTGACGGGTTGGCCGTCCACGGCCAGTGGCGGCGGGCCAGGGTAGGGCGGGTAGCCCTGATCGAGGCCACCCTCCCACTGCTGATCCATCCCGTAGGTGTGCTGGATGTAGGCCGTCCGCACATAGAGGTCGATCTCGGGGGGCAGCAGGTCGCGGTAGTAGGTGCCCTGGGCCACCAGGAGGGTGCCGGCGGCGGGAGCGCTGGAGAAGACCAGGACACCTCCATGCTCATCCAGGACGAAGTCGAACCCCAGGTTCAACGAGGTGGTGCCCGCTGTCGTGGTGTCGGTCAAGACCACCTGGAGGTTGGGGGCTGACACGTTCTCGACGGGTAGCTCAAAGCGGAAGGCCACCCCCGAACAAGTCTGCCTGGCGATGAAGGGCCGGGGCAGATCCCGAAGACGCAGCCTCGCCATCTGTGCGATCCTCTGTGTCGAAGAAGGATTGACAGGTGGGTAGGGGAGTCCCTGGTCAGTATCGGGATACTGCCCCGGCGTTCCTGCCGTGACGTCGTATGGGTTCGGAAGCCCGGAGACCGGCCCAGTGACTGACACACCTCAAGGCTATGTCCGGGTGGTCAGGGGGGCCGCGACACCCGGACCTAGCATTGACGCTATCCGGGCCGCTTACCCCGGTGAAGTAGTACCGCTAGAAAATGCCCAGCTTTTGTGAGGAAAAATGCCTTCCTCGTCGTATGACTGCGTCAAAAAATCAGACGTGGACAAGCTGGGAAAAGTCGCTGCCCAATACAAGAGAATGTCCAAGCAGCGCACGGTGAGGAGCGCCGCCAAGCAGGCCGGCGGTACTCTCCGCGACAGCATGGCGGGCCTGATCAAGGGCGACCCCAGCCTGAGAGATCACCGGAACATCGCTGACGCCCTGCACGTCTACCAGGACGAGAAGAACGTTCACGTCGGCCTGCCGGCGGATCACCCGCTCCTGCCCCAGGCTGAGCAGATGCACCAGAGCTTCCAGGTCAGCGACGTGGTGATGGATCTGGCCCAGCAGAGCGGCGAGATCGAGGAGAAGTTCATGCAGCACCTCCAGGATGAGTCGCGTGCCTGGTACCAGAAGTTCCTTGGCATGAGGGGGCCGCTCGGATGACCATGACCGACCCGCCCAATGACGTAGTACCCAATCCACCGTTCCTGGGCCTCTACACCGAAGAGGACATGGGGCTGAAGAACCTGCTTCAGGGCCTCTACGTCAGTGACCTCAACGCTCCCAATGAGACCCGCCCGGTGCCGGTGTGGTTCCACAACCCAGAACGTGAGGAGCGGCGCGTCACCTACCCGAATATCACGATCCGATTCGACAGCGAGCGGGTGGCGCACGAGCGTGAACACCGGGGCTGGGTGCAGATCCAGTACAAGTACCTCCAGAACGTCCAGTTCGACACCGACCCGTACCCTTCCATCAACTACCCCTTGCCGATGGACTTCGACTACACGGTCACGGCGTCGGCCCGGATCAACCAGCACATCAGCCAGATCTCGGGTCACCTGGCGATGAGCAAGCTGCACCCGCGCTTCGCTCAGATGGAGTGCCCCGGAGGCACGGTGCGCCGCATTACCGTCCTGGGTGTCTCCCGGACCAACAGCATGGAGATCGAGAAGCGGATCTTCCGCCAGATCTACCAGCTTCGGATCTCCACCGAGATCGAGGACATCGTCACTCTGCTCCCCACCAGGGTGCGCCAGGTGGTCATCAACCTCCTGGAGAAGAACACCGGGCAGCAACTGTGGGGTCCGAGAAGTATCGCCACCATCACCCCTGCCAGCTACCTCAGTTCCGAGATACCCGGCCAGTACCAACCAGTGGAGGAATAGCCAATGCCCACCTTGACCAGGCCAGGGGTGTACGTCAGTACGTCGTCCTTCCCCACCTATGTCAGTTCCTCGCCGGGTACGGCGTCGGCCTGCTTTGTTGGAGTGTGTCCTCGCGGCCCTGTGATCCCCACCAGGGTGAATAGCTGGCGCGAGTTCACCAACCAGTTCGGTGGGTTTGAGACCGCCTATCCGCCCAGCTTGCTGCACCTGGCGGTGTACACCTTCTTCTCTGCTGGCGGCTCCAGCGCCATGATCATCCGGTCCTACCGGACTGACGCCTCAGGCCCCACCCTCGCTACCACCACGGTCAACGACCAGGCCACCACGGCGGTACCTACCCTCCAGATCAACGCCGACAACGTGGGGGCGTGGGGCAACAACCTGTGGGTCAACATCATCCCAGGGACACAGAAGGACAGCCTGGGGAGCATCACCAGCTTCACCATCCAGGTGATGTACAAGGGCAGCGCTCCTGCCAATGTGGTGGAGACCTGGCCGGATCTGTCCATGTCGCCGGGGTCCAGCGTCCTGGGCGTGAACAACTACGCCATCAACATCGTCAACAACCCCTACACCGGGTCGAACTACATCAGCCTGGTCGACAAGGCAGCCACCAGCGCCAACCCACGCAGTGTGGTTGATGGTGTGACTACGAGTGGTTCACCCAACTTCACGTCGGCTACTGCGGCCTTCGTCGCCTCCGACAAAGGAGGCACGCTCTCTGGGCCGGGGATTCCAACTGGCACCCTGATCAGCACCGTCACCAGTGCCACGGCAGTGGTCATGTCCAACAACGCCACGGCGACAGGGTCTAGCGTGCATGTGACCATCACGCCACCGGCCTACATCGACAACCCGGTGACCAACCTGGGTCCGATCAACTTGTCTGGTGGTGGCGACGGCTCTCCCATCACCTTCCAGGATCAGTTGGCCGCCCTCCAGTTGCTTGACCAGTACCCGGATCAGCCCTTCGTGATCAACATGCCGGGGCTGACCGCTGGCTCGGACATCACGGGCGTGGTGGGCTACGCCCAACAGCGTGGCGACAGCTTCGTGGTCATCGACTGCCCGCCGGCCATGAGTCCTGCTTCCATGGTGACCTTCGTCCAG